ACCCTACTGCTGTAACGTTTACGTCTACAGCTCCACCTACTCCACCTAGTCCTGGTGTTAACGAAGATCCTATCTATAATGTTAGGATCTATCGTGTTACCGACCTGACTGAGATTCGTGCAGTCTTTAATCAAGGTTCTGCTATCCGTGCTACGGATCTTAATAAGAACTTTGAACAACTACGGTTTGCTGTTCAAGAAGGTAAGTGTCGTGTCTCTGATGAGATCTATGCTTTCCTTGAGGAGTATTACTGGAATAAGTTTGATGAGACTATCTACTCCACTGCTAATGGTGGTACGTGGGTAAGTAATGATGCAAAGATTGCTACTACAGCAGCTATTGATGAACGGCACTTTATTGAAGTCTCAACTACTGAACCAACAACTAACCTAAATGCTGGTAAAGGTTGGTTAGATATTAGTCCAGGTAATCAAGTATTCAAGATCTATGATGGATCTGGCTTTAGGGTTGTTTCAGTTGGTCAACCATTTACACCATCAACTAGCACTATTACTCGATATGTAGATGCTATCAATGGTAGTGATGCTGCTGATGTTACAGGTTTTCTTCCTCAAGCTCCACTTAGGTCCATCAAACGTGCTGTTGATCTAATCAACGCTGATGGTGCTGATGGAACTCTTGTTGTTGTAGCACCTGGTGTCTACCAAGAGACACTTCCTATTCAAATCGAACGAGAGAATGTATCTATTATTGGTACTGCTCTGCGTAGTTGTTTCGTACAGCCTACACAGGCTACCGAGACAAATACAATGTTTGAAGTTAACAGCGGTACACTGCTTGCCAACATGACCTTTGTTGGTCTTAAGGCAAGTGGTACGGCTGGTGGCAATGTTCTTGATCCTGGTGCTACCTACGGTCTTCCTTCCAATCAAGGTTGGGCTGTTGCCTTCTATAATAATGCTTTTATTAAGAAGAGCCCATATATTCAGAACTGTACCAACTTTGCAGATTCTAACCTAGATAACTCTGTTAAGTATGATCAAACTAATCTTCCTTTAGATGCACTTGGTGGTGACCAAACCTCTGGTCCTACTGGTGGTGGTTTGTTGATTGATGGTAGTGTTCCTGCCTCCAACAGCCCGTTGAGGAGCATGGTGGTGGATTCGTTCACCCAGATCCTTCTTAATGGTCCTGGTGTGCTGTGTACGAACAATGGTTATGCACAGCTTGTTAGCTTCTTTGGTACGTTCTGTCGCTACCACGCTAAGGCATTGAATGGTGGACAATTAAATCTAAGCAACTGTACTACTGACTTCGGTGAGTATGGATTGATTGCTGATGGTAAGAGTCCTACTAATATCTTCACTGCTACTGCTAACGGTACTACTCTTGCTGGATCTACTACGTTTACCATCTCTGCTACTACACCTGATGCTTCGTGGCATGGTGATCAAACTAACCCACGTCCAGTGGATAACATGCTTGTCCAGATTGGTGGTGATGCTGACGGTACTGGTGGTACGATTTACCCAATCCTTAGCAGTGCAGTCAATGGAGCTGGTTATGATGTAACCATCTCTAATCCTGATCCTAACGATCTTAGCTCTAACCTTGGATTGGCTGCAGAGCTGACTAATGGTACTACTGTAAGATTCTTCCTTCGTTCCCTTGTTAGCACTGGTGGTCATACGTTTGAGTATGTAGGTTCTGGTACTGACTATCGTGGTCTCCCTGATTACGGTGGTGTTGCTGTAGAGGCAAACCAAGTCAAGAACCTGGATTATGGTAAGGTATGGCAGTCTAGTACTGATCAAAACGGTTTATTTAAGGTTGGTGATACCTTTACTGTTAATCAAAAGACAGGTGTTGTAACAATCCCAGCTTCTGCTTCTAGTGGTGTGCAGAAGACTAGTGCAACAGGTTCCGCCATTCTTCCGGCTGGTTCAACTGGTCAACGGGATGTGTCGCCTGCTGCTGGTTACATCCGCTTCAACACAACGGATGGTAGCTTTGAAGGTTATGACGGAAGTGCTTGGGGCGCTATTGGTGGTGGCATTGAAGATGGTGACAAGGGTGATATTACCGTATCTGGTAGTGGTGCTACTTGGACCATTGATAATAACACGATTACTAATGCTAAGATGGCAGATGATGCCATCGGTATTGATGAACTATCTGCAACTGGTACACCAAGTTCTAGTAATTTCCTCCGTGGTGATAATACCTGGGCAGTTGCTGGTCCTACTCCTGCTGGTGTTACTGGTTCTATTCAACTTAATGATGGATCAGGTGACCTTAGTGCTGTTACTGACTTCAAGTGGGATTCAGTCAACACTGAGCTTGACATCCCTGGTGACATCAACCTTGATGATGGTGGTACTTATACCACTACGATTCAAAGCATCACTGCTACGGCTGATCGTTACATCAGCTTCCCCGATGCAACTGGTGTTGTAGCTCTTGTTCAAGGCATCAACGGTGCTGTCTTGTTCAACAATGCTGGTGTTAGTGGTGGTGGTAACCTTGGTTATAGTTCTACTGAGGGAACCTTTGGTTATATCTCTGGTAGCGACTCTGAAACTCAAGCTACCAACAAGAGCACTGGTGTAACACTTAATGCACCGTGTGGTCGCATCACAATGAATGGTGCTGCATTAGCCGCAAACACCACGGTCACTTTTACCCTTACTAATAGTTCGATCGGGGCGAATGATTTGTTGGTTTTGAACCACGTTAGTGGTGGTACGGCTGGGTCTTATTTACTTAATGCTCAAGCTGCTGCTGGTTCTGCCAGCATCAATGTCCGCAACATCACAGCGGGTTCACTCAGTGAAGCAATTGTTATTGGTTTCGCTATCATCAAATCCTGAAGGAGATTATTATCATGGCTCAATTTACTCTTGATATCCCCGATGAATTGCTGCCTGCTTTGGCAGCAGAGTTCAGCATTGTTCAAGGCAGTACAACTGCTACGACAGCTGAAGAATACTTTGCAGCAAGTGTTGTAGAGACAGTAAGACAACGTGCTGAGTTGTATAAGGTTGGTCCTTACTTTGTTGGTGCTGTAGAACCTCGTTTCCTTGTTGATGGACGTGGTAACCCGAACTATACCGGACCTGATGCCATTCCTTATGTCGTTGTTTACCCCACCGATAATGACGGTGTTGATTGGGTGAACGGTGATCAATGGACGGATCCGTTGACTGGTATTGTCTATGAGTTCACTGATGGTATGTGGGCTGAACCACAGCCGGTTGTGGACGGAGGTGATGTATGACGTTGGTATGGGCGTCTGGGTATAACGGGGTAACTGATCCTGATGCCCAGACGTACCTTGCTGCAGTAGAAGCAGCAGATGGTCAAGCGTTAGAAGGTGATGTTGCGCTTGCAATTAATGACTTTGTGGTTGGCTGCAAGCTAGATGGGATTTGGGACGCTATTAAGGCGTCCTGTATCCTTGCTGGTGCTAGGACGTTAAGTGGAGCTTTGGTTCCGCTGGTTGGTACTGCTCCTACTAACTACAACTTTGTCTCTGGTGATTACAACCGGGAAACTGGTTTGGTGGGAAATGGTAGTACGAAGTATTTAAATAGCAATAGGAATAATAATGCTGATCCGCAGGACAATAACCATAATGCACTCTACTTAACAACTTTGCCAACTGTCGGGGCGGGACTTATGGGCGCTGGCACAGGTGGCGAAGGAGGAGATACTAATGTCTTGTCATCGGCAACACGCAGTAGAAGCTCTTCGGCTGCCAGCTATTCTTCTTCGTTGGTAAGCGGATTTGCTGGACACTCAAGAAGCACTTCGATTGGCTATGAGAATAGGGCTAATGGCGTTTCGCAATCTATTACACAAGTATCAACCACTCCTTTTAACGGCAATGTATTTGTTTTTGCAAGAAGCAGCAACTCCGCTATTGCTTATGCGAATCCCCGCCTTTCCTTCTACAGCATCGGCGAAAGCTTAGACCTCGCCTTACTTGACAACCGTGTTTCCACCCTTATGACAGATATAGGAGCTGCAATACCATGAGCCCGATTTCTATTCCTGGGAAGGTGACGCTATCTCAAACTCAGGTGTTTCCCGACGATTTAGATGCAGCAGCTTATGTTTTAGCAGTAGAGGCTGCTGATGGTCAAGCATTGGAACCTGCTGTACGGTTAGCTTATAACACCTTTGTTAAAGGATGCAAACAAGACAACATCTGGGATTTGATCAGTGGTAGTTGTATTTTGGCTGGCGCTAGAACATTGAATGGCGCTTTAGTGCCGCTCAAGGGTCCGTCACCTGCTAACAATAACTTCGTCTCTGGTGACTACAATAGAAAGACAGGGTTAAAGGGTGATGGCAGTACGAAGTATTTGGACTCAAATATAAATAACAATTCGTTACCTGGATTATCAAAGAGCACATGTTTTTACGCAACAGAGATTGTGGGTAATAATACATTCCTAGGGTGGAGGGTCAGCAGTCAGTGGAATAGTTACGTTACAACTAATCTGCTTTCTGGTGCTACTGCTGTTAATTGGCCAACCGCGATCACGGCTCCGACTTTTGGAGGAGCAAGTATTAGTGGAGCGGTTAGTGAGGCTAGATGTAATGGACTTACTAACACAGTAACAAATACAGGTAGCGGTAATTCAACGAACATTACTTGGGGTGTCTTTAATCGCAATGGAGGTGCATTTTATGGCGCTCACCGCCTGTCCTTCTACTCCATCAGCAAAAGTTTAGACCTCGCCCTCCTAGATGCCCGCGTCACCACGCTCATGTCCGACATTGGAGCTGCTATCCCATGACCTGGAAAGTTCAACCTAACTTTATCCCACAAAGTTTTATGTATCTCAACCCAGATACGTTTGGCGTATGGAGTCCTAGTCAGATTAGTACAGAACTGTGGCTTGATGCTGCGGATGCCGGTACGGTCACTACGGTAAGCAATGGGGTTAGCCAGTGGAACGACAAAAGTGGTAACGCAAGACATGTCAGTCAATCCAGCTCAACTCTACGTCCAATAGTTGACATAAATGTCCAGAACCAATTAAATGGCATAACATTTGATGGTATAGATGATTTCCTTGAGACATCAAGTGCATTTCCAATAGGAGGGAATCCAGCATTTTCTGTATTTAGTGCACACAAAAGAGGACCATCTTTCAATCAACGCTTTGGATGGGGAGACAATGTTACATTTGAAGGAGCAACAGTCTTCGGCGCAAGTTTTGCCTTTTTAGGTGCTCAGAACTTTAATGCAGCCATTCAACCAGCAGCGGGTAGTGTGTATTTATATGGATACACTAAATCTCCTAATGAGATCAACATAACATCTAATCTCTATTTGAATGGAGCAAATAATAACGGCACTGGGCATTCAACAGGATATCCTAACATTGATCCTAACTTTCCTCTTCGTGTAGGACGTTTGGGACCTATTACTAATTTATTTGACGATGGTACATATTTTGAGATAATTATCCTTAACTTTAATGCTTCGACCACCATCCGCCAAAAGATTGAAGGCTATCTAGCCCACAAATGGGGACTCACCGCAAATCTCCCCAACGACCATCCATACAAACTCGTGGGACCGATGCCATGACCTACAAACTAACCAACACTTTTACTAATCATGCTTACCATCTTTGGCCTTAAAGTGTCTTATGAGGCACTTGCTTTCTTTGCACTGTTTATCGGTTCAGAGATTGTTGGAGCATCTAAGCTCCGTGAAAACAGCATCGTTCAAGTTATCCTTCGTGTGATTGAAGCACTGAAGCCTCATCGTACTGAGGATGACAAAATTCAAAAGATTAAGGATACCCTGAAATGAGCATTAAACTCCTTGATGTTATTAAAAACTACAAGGGGTTACCTCATCAGAAGCAAGCCATTGAGGCTCTAGAGCATCTTCTAGGGTCTTATGGCTTGTCTGGTGATGCGGAGTGGGTAAAGATCTGGCGTACACCTACTCCCCAACCCCCTCAACACTTCACTAACACGTGGGACGGCATTGAAGCTGCTGCTAAAGCTGCTGGAGCTAAGTTTCCAGAGGTTGTAGCTGCTCAATGGGCTCTTGAGAGTGCATTTGGCACCGCTCTAAGCGGTAAGAACAACTTCTTTGGTATCAAAGGTACTCCTGGTACGGTTAAGACCACCTGGGAGGACTATGGCAACGGTCCTGTGACCATCAAAGCTTCATTCAAAGACTTCGCTACACCTTATGACTGCGTTGAACACCTTGTTACCCAATGGTATAAGGACTACAAAGGTTATAAGGGCGTCAATCGAGCCACCTCTCGTGAAGATTGTGCATACCTTTTGAAGAAAGAAGGTTATGCGACTGATCCTATCTACTCACAGAAGCTGATTCGATTGATGGAGCAACATGATTGAAGCTGGTGTTGCAGCTGGTTTAGCCGTTATAACCGGCATAGCTGCCCTTACTAACCGTCTACACAGACGTATTGATGAGTCAGTTACACGTATTGAAGCGGTTGACCGCCGTATTGATCGTGCTGAGTTAGATATGGCTCGTAATTACGTCTATAAAAGTGATTTTGAGAACGCTTTTCAAAAGATGGAGGATCACATGATCCGAATTGAAACCAAATTAGACCAACTCACACTGAGAAATGGCCAATAAGAAAGCATCTGAGGACATGTTCAATGAACTTCAT